ACTGCGCTGTATCCGTTGATACCGTTTCACACTACGTTACAAACAGTGTAAATGCTTGCTGATACGATTTCGTATCATAAGGGCAGGTTTTGCCTAGGTGATACGATGCCGTACCATAAGCAAATAGTCTCTCATCCCACAGGATCGCCAGTAGGGGACTGCTCACCAGGCCCACCTAGGGTTGCCATCCTGACACGATAAAGCCCGGTAGGGGCGAGCCTACCGGGCGATGAGAAAGGCCGCTTATGCGGCCTTTTGGAAGCTTCTCAGAACAGGAGAGCAAACAGGGAAGCTATGGCCGCTAGCGCTAGCGCTACTGTTGTTTGCTGTTGTTTTTGGCTAGCAAGACTGAGTGCAGTTTGCTTTTCAGTGGTGATGGTTTCGAGAATCTCGATTAGTTGTGCTTTTGTGGCGCGCGCAGTGTTCATTGTGAGATTGCGAGAGGATGGTTAGAAAGGCCGCGAGATGCGGCCTTATGGGCTGTGCTGATCAGTCTGTGCTTTCTTCTAGAAAGTCTTGTATTTGACTTTTTAGTTCTGAGATGGCAAGTTCGCGAGCGTAGCTATATGCGCAGTCTTGCGCGTATTCCATAGCATTAAGGGCATCGCAGGCATCATCAAAAGTGGGGAATGTTTCAGCGTAGAAAGTCTGGCCGTAGTCTGATTCTGTGATGTAGAACATTTTGGAGATTGCGAAAGGATGGCTAGAAAGGCCGCTTATGCGGCCTTTATTATCAGGCTATACAGAATGCTTGCTTATCAGATTCGGAGTATTTGATGCCGTGCGGTAGTTTGAAGCGTAAGCCTACGATGTGGCCGCCGCTTGCATCGGAAGGGCGATAATCCGTAAGATCACCGTCAAGAACTGCCAGAACTCCACCGGTAAAGAGACACTTTTGCGGGAGATTGAAGCGGGTTCCGTCGATGCAATCCGGCAGAGATTGGCCGCGCTTAAGAGAGAATGCTGCAGCAACGTTAACGCCAGCTTGCAAAGCATCGCAGCAGATTTTAAGATTGGCGGCATTGGCCCAACCATCGAAACTAAAAGTCAAGTGATAGCCAAGGCGTGTGCATTCTGCCCAATTACGCTTAATTTTTGTGTAGTCGTAAAATTGCACCCTTGGCCCCCCATTGTTTGCAATATAGTTGAACACTTCAAATATATTACGCTTGCCGATAGGCAGATCCTGACCGAACTTAACGCGGCAGAATGTTGCAAACTCTGGCGCAATGGTGAAGTCTACATTCTCCCAAGCTATATCGGACGTTCCGTTTAGTCTGATGGCAATAGGTTCGCCGGGATGCTTGGCAAGCTTGCCGAGAATCGCGCAAACAATCAGCCGTGAGAATCGCTGAGGATCGGCTGTATAGGCTAGTGTTCGGCGAATTCTGGCCGCTTGTTTGTTTGTCATATAGACAGGATTACCCGCGAAATGTAGGCAGATTTTACGACAATTGCCAGCGCCCGGACAAACATTAACGCCGGAAGTATTATCGGGGGCGAGATGTAGGATGTATGTTTGAACTTTACTTTTCTCCGTCTTAGGATTAGTCGACAGCAGATCACGGTAGGAGATTTTATACTGTTTTCCCATCGATGCGAGATTAGTGGGCAGTTTGGCTCGGCTGTTGATTGTGGCGGGCATAATTTTAGTTTGAGAGAATGTTTGCGGAATGTTTGAGAGAATCAGCGGCCGCTGATCTGTAGCAGACAAGCATCGGCACTTGCGCCAGAAGCGCGGCAGGAGACGAACTGGCGTTGATCCTCTGAAGCGAGGCTTACGACAAACAGCGCGAACAGGGAACCGGCAAACAGCGTGGAGAGTTTGGCGGTGAGAGAAAGTGCGTGCATTTTAAGAGTTTGGAGAAGGGCGGCCCGGGGATCGCTCCCCTTTGCCGTTGGAACAACAATACGGCATGGCTGAGCGAAATCCTGTCAACGCCGCGCAAATAGGGTCACCTAGCAAAGCGCACACTATCGGCGGCCGTTGCCTTGACACCAGGCCGCCCCATACGGTACGGGCTCCCGATTGGGCATTATGTCGGCCACTAATAAAAGGAAACGCGCGCCCGCGCGTATCACGGCGACCGACCAAAAATCAAGCGCTGCAATATTTCGCAACATTCCAGCCCATAACGCCATCGTGATAATGCAAACAACGCAAACGGCATTTCACAAACAACGGAAGTGTGATACTACAAACAACGGAAGTGTGATAACGGCAAACCGTAGAACGCATAACGCTATCGTTATATCACGATCCCATAGGCAAGCTTTTGTGACATTTCGAAACATAAGCTCAGCTTATCTGTCATATAGGCTCAGCTTATATAGTACGTTTGTACTATGTGACAGTTCAGGATTGGCACTAGTACGTGTGTACTATAGTACGCCTGTACTACCATGCGGCTATGACGCTAGCGTCATATTACCATATCGTTGTATCGTTATATCATTGTATGTCGATAACATATTTTCACAATGCAACAATATTACTATACGGAGCTAGCCGGTAGTAATTTTTTGCTATACGGAGCTAGCCGGTACAAAATTTTTTACTGATACAAAGTCAGCCGGTAGAAAATTTATATGATACAAAGCCAGCCAGTAGTTAATCTTTGCTTTTGCCGTCAATAAACTTCTCAATAAATACCGAAGATGACCTTTCTTTCATTGGGACCAACAAGTCAAAATCTTGGGATTTCCAGCGCCGAAAACGGCAAATATCGTGAATGCCCTGTACGCTCATTTTGTATTCATTGGCAAGACTCGAAAGTGATTTCCCGGAAATAAAATCTTTGCGTATTCGGCGAACTTCAGCAGACTTTAGTTTTGTATTACAAGACTTTTCCCCTATCGACTGATTCAGTCCAGTAATCCAAGCGTGACGCACGTTTTCTTCACAAGTTATCCACTCTAGATTCGTAGCATTATTGTTTTGCTTATTTCCATCCTTGTGATTGATGCAATATTCCCCCTTTTTACTACCAATAGGTCCAGGTGGCAATTCAAGCCATGTGCGACCCATCATGCGATGTACCGCTACGGTACGAAGCTTGCCGTCACTGCAACGCAATAAAAGCCAAGGATAGGGATGCTTTTCATCCCATTGCTGGCTCATTAATCGCCGTGCTGCTACGCTCCAAACTTCTCCATTTTCATTGATGAAATAGCGTTCGTCGTACCCAGGGATCTCCTTAAACCCTGTAGGCACGTTGCTATGCTTGTATTCAGCCATGGCCAAACTGCTCCTTTGGTGGTGGTTAGAAACGTCACGAGATGCCAGTCTCGCGATGTTTCGCCATGCTAGCAATTATTTTCTTTACCAGTAATGTCCATCAAAAGCTGCCTTGGCGGCAGCTTCTTCGCTTTCATAAGGCCCTCCCACGCCATTTTCATCATCATCGTCATACCAATACCAGCCTTCTACTAGTTCAGTGCCTTTGCAGCATTCGGCATCAAAGAAATCAATGAGGATCATGGTTTAAGGAGGGGAGAACGGGGCGCTTTGGGCGCCCCTTGCTTGAAGCTCAAACTAGTTGATCCTGAAGCCTGCCCCACATCCATTGCTCCCTAGTGTCAGGGCGTAGCAGCTCGTAGCCTTCATGGTCCACGATGCTGTCGCCTGCGCTGTCCACATGCCCTTCGATGTCGAGCTGCCAAATGCCCTTGCAGGCCCCATCAGGCCCGTACACGCCAATGACATGCTCTCTGTCCTCCATTGCAAGCCGAATGTGAAAGATGAGCTGCTGGAGCCTGGCTGCTTGGTAACTGCCCTTGGTTGCATCAAAGTAAGGGCCATTGTCTTGGTGCGTTTTGATGGTGGTGATCATTGGTCGTAAGTGGAGAGTGGTTCGTCTTCGATTTCGTGAGCAAGCTGCTTGAGCTGATCTAGGGCAGCTTGAATGATGTAGCCCCTGCTAACAGAGCTTTCATCAAGCAGTTCTTCTAAGGCTCTGATTTCGTCACAGAGCTCTTCAATGGAAGAGAAAGTGCGTGCTGCACAGGGCACACCATATTCATCTTCTGAAACAAAAGAAATGGGGAAAGGCATGGTTTTAAGGCGAAACAATAGTCCAGGAAAGATAATCGTCAGAGTGACGAATAAGGCGAATGAATCCTCGCTCTTCGAGCTTTTCCATTGCCTTCAAATGATCTGCAAGTCTGTTCCCTTGTAATGGACATTTCGGGGCCTTGCATGGTTCATCTCCGTGCTTCTTCTTGTGAGCTAAATAATGCAAATAGACATTGCGTTGATTAATAGAAAGGGCTAACTGTGAATTGTTCATTGTTGGCCGTAAATGCAAGAGTTGAAATACTGTTCAGCTTCCCACTTGTGGTCAAACAAGCCGTAGGAAGTGTCGTGGAGCTGGAATTCAGTTATGCGCTCCCATCCATAGACTTCCCATTTTGTGGAGCCATCGGTGCAAAGATAGGAGCGAACGCCATAGCCGCTATGTTGCGCTTGGCGATCAGCTTCAAGCTTGGCCAGATAGGGATCCTCTCTGTGGCCTTCGATGGTGCAATGCATGGCTTGGTTGCGAACAAAGGAACAATACAGCACCATGTCCCGCTCAACGAGGCTTGTTACAAACCTTCATAAAGGCTCTCAATGCGAAAGGGCCGAAGCCGGCCCATACGAAGCTTGTCTTCACTGACGAATTGTTGACTGTTGGTTTTGGTGTTTTTGATCTTATGCAGGCCAGTTTCAGGATATATCTTCACCACTGTGTATTCGCCTCTCCATTGTTTGAAGCCTGAATCGTAGAGATCAACGAGGGTTCCAATGGAGAAGGGCATAAAAAAGGGGCCTAATGGCCCCTAGTCTAGGAATCAGCGTTGCTGGTCACAAATGCCAGCGAGCATTTCGCCAACATAAATGCTGGCATCACGAAGCTTGTCTAGAGCTTCATCACGCTCAGCGCGAGCTTTGTAATAAGCGCCAGGTTCCTGTGGGTAGTAATCGCGCCCATTGAGAGTGGCCGCCGCAAGTGCTTCCATTGCTTTATCAATGGCATCGTACGCAGCAGCGTATTCATCACGCAGCGTGGTGAAGCCGGTGCCGTTGAGATGGATGGTGGGGATGGTTGCCATTTGGAGAGGCGTCGCCGCCGAACACTTAGGAACAATACAAGAAAAAGGCCCCGTTTTCGGGGCCTGTAGCTTTTCGTTACAAAACTCAGTTAGTGACGTTGGCGCAGAGAGCAGCCACCATATTGGCTTCTCCTGGTTTTGCGCCTTTTGCCACTGGACTACGCCAGCCTTGCCATTGCTTGTCTTGAAGCACGTTCACTTTCAGGAGCGGGCAGCTAACGGCGATTGACACTGGCGTGTGAGCGCTTTCATCTTTGCATTGGCGCGTTGTAGTTCTGACGCCATCAGAGGAAAGCTTCCAGGAGCCCCAGGCGTAGTGACAGTCGCCAAATTTACGTTCAGTGGCAGTTTGCCCTTCTTTGATGATGCGCTCTAGGAGCGCTTCTTCTTTAGAAAGAGCTTGTTGCTGCACGGGAGGCAGTTCGGGCAGTGCAGTTGCGAGAAGGAGGGAAAGCATGGTTTTAAAGATCAGGAGGAAAGAGTGCGCTTAATAAAACTTTCAACGTTTCTTAGGAAGCGCTTGTCTAAAGTGCTTTTGCTTGTGCAAAATATCTTGCCAGAAGGATGCTTAAAGACATAGTGCTTTTTCTCACGCTGGAGAATAAAGCCATACTTTGCAGCCAAGGCCATTACTGCTCTTCTATTATCTTTTGTTGCCATCAAAGCACTTTCCAGATGTCATCTTGCAAAGCATTTGCAAGCGTTAAAAGCAGGTCTTTCTTGCTCTTATGAGCGGGCTTATTAGCGCGGGAAAGAATAAAGCTGCGAGCAGAAGAACGATCATCAGAGCTGTAATCTTGCCATTTATGGCGAACATTATTGGAAACCATTTTTGCAATGGCTTGTTGAGTGCGGGAGAGAGGCATTGTTTCAGAAGACGAGGGTTTGACCGTTGGCTTTGATGCTTGTCACGCGCTCACAATCAAACGAACGCCAAGCGCCTTCTCCTTCTTTACGAGCAATGGAGAAATCACGACAACGCACAATGTTGGGCTTCTTTACTGCCGTGCCAGTACCCTTGATTTCCTTGGTGTCCCAAGGGTTGAATTGAAGCTTGCGAATGGAACCATCAGCCTTAATGAATTCCACAGAAACAATGCTGTGGCCAGCATTAAAAATGAACTGTTTAATGCGGGAGGTTTTGTCCATGAGGAGCTGTCGCCAGCGAAAGAACAAGGAGGAAAGAAGGGCTCCCGCGTAGGAAGCCCCGTCCGTCATCCAGGGAGAGTGTAGAGCCTACTGAGCAGAGCTGTCAAGCTTTGCGGGAAAGCCGTTTGCAATGCGGCAATAGCGCTCAGGATGGAGCTGCATGCACTTTGTCAAGCCTTCTTTGTTTGCCATCACATTAGGAGAAGCAACAATGGCAAAGGCGCCTAGTCCGAAGACCAAGGTGAGCAGAAGGAACGAAGCTGCGTCTTTCATAATCTTGAGATGCAAATGGACGCTTCGCCTTGAGAAGGGGAAGCAATGCGAGCGAAGCTGCCGTAGGACAAGTCCAAGATTCGGCCTCCGTAGTATGGGCCTCTATCTGTGACTGTCACCGTCACTGACTTTCCATTGTTGCGATTCTTCACGCGCAATTGCGTGCCAAATGGAAGCCATGGATGGGCGGCAGTGCGACCGTAGGCATCGAAGCGAGAGCCGTCAGCAGCACGCTGACCGTGGTAGCCGTCGCCAATGCCGTAATGAGAGGCATAGCCACATTCAAGAGCTGCTTGCGCCTGAATGGGGCATAACAGCAGGAGAGAGAAAAGGAATCGTTTCATCAATTAGTACGAAAGAACTAGCGAGGGCCATGCCGTCTCCGACAAGGCAACGCCCATTGTGCCATAAAACCAGCCGTTACTGCCGATCGGACAAAGCGTGTTATGATTTTTGAGCATTCGGTCCTGGCGGCTTAATTGCTGCTCTCGTCTTCGGGCGAGCCGTGAGGGTGGACGCCTCTGATGATGCGGGCAAAGCCGTATGGCTTAGCCAAGGAGTTATGCATGGTCTCCTGCGAGGCGCATCATCTCCCTTGTATCTTTAGGGACAGAGGCATCGGAGGATGTGAAGGGAAGGGGCTGTAAGGCCCCTTTTCTTTTGCCTATGCTTAAAGGGCTAGGAGAATGTCATGAAGCTTTCTGCAGAGCAGGAAAGAGAAAGACTTAAGCGATGGATGGCAAGTGGAGAAGTTTACGATCCTCGCAATGAAGAAGATTACGCGAGTGTTTTAAGAAATATGGCCGATTACGACGATTGGGAATTTGGGTTGGAGCCTCTTCCTGGTGACACTACATGGACAAAGAAAAAGCCCCTCAAGGGGCCTTAGTAGGATTCTCAATAAACCGCATTTATTGAGAATTGTGATAATTTGACAGCAACGAGAAGCGGGTCTGACTACTGGGCTTCAAGCTCGATAGCAATTGCGAGGAGTTGGGTGCGGATAGCTTGGCATTGGCGCCAATGTGCATTGGTGATGAAATTGCCCATGTGCGGTGAGCTGGCTGGCTCTTGTTGATCTGGCACCACTTGATCCGCAGCAGCTCGCAGGGCAGCGGCAATAGCTTTGTACTGAGGTCCTGGAGCACCATCTTGAACCCAGTCAAACGCGCTGTTAAATTCCCAAAACACTGCCTGCGCGGCGGGAGAGAGGTTAGTCATTTTCTCAGGAAGTTCTTCAAGGGCACGGCGGATGGTTGGCAATGCGTCAGAAATAGTGATGCAGTCACCCCTCATTATCGCGTCGTCTAACGCTGCCAGCGCCTCCTCCTTCAAGCTCGGCGGCTTGGGCCGGCGATTCTTACGCAAATCATCCCCCCATAGCTGTACTCCTGACGGGCCAATTTCTTCCAGCCACTCACAGCACGCCTGCAGCTCCTGGTCAGCGCCGTACTGAGCGGCTTCAATCAGAAGTTCATTGATTCCCTTGTCGTAGTCGTAGCGCTGCTCAAACCAAAGCTGCAGCAGCTCCGGCGGCGGGGTGATCGGGTGGTTGTCAGTCATCAAGTGCCTCCAGAGCGCGGCGGATGAGGCCAACTTCCAGCCCTTTGTGAAGGCCATACTTATCTTCGGCCCATCTTTCAAGCTCAGCCAGCGCCTGCTCCTTCAAGCTCGGCGGCTTGGGGCGGCGGGCATTGCGGAGTTCACGTCCGTAACTGGGGCAAGGAACACTAAGCCACTCACAGCACGCCTCCAGCTCCTGGTCGCTGCCCCATTGGGCGGCTTGACGAGCCAAGTCGTACCTAGTGGCGTGATCTTGCATCCACTGCTCTACCAGCTCTGGCGGTGGGGTGATTGGATGTTGGTTAGTCATGATCAGATGGAAGTGATGAGACGATAGCGCTTGAGGATTTCCTCCTGCTCCTTTTCTCGCCAGTATTGAAGCCTGCGCTCAAGCTTCGCAGTGGTAAGTTGCATCACGCTTCGCTTGTCATGGTCCCAATCAAGCAATGGGTCAGAATGATTGGCCAAAGAGCTGTTCGTAGGCATGAGAGAGAGCGCGAAATTTCCTAAGATGATGATCCCGATCTTTCGCCAACAATTCCGCGAGATCTTTAACGAACTGATCGCCATTGTCATTGTCAAAGTAATCAAAAATAGCGTCCGTAAGTGTGTCTTTGGGCGTGCTCACAGTTTGCCTCCTTTAATGGCATTGTTGTAGTTCATCAGATATTCCTCGAAGTCGGCACCAAGCGGAGCCTCTTTCTGAAGCTCTTCATGGTTCTCCTTGAGCATGTCAAGGCTCACAATAAACGCAGAGCGAATGCGTTCAAGAGCCATTTGCTGCACAAAATTAGGCTCTTCAGCTATGGCCTTTTCAATGGTGCAGATAAATTCTTGAAGGTCTCCCATGGAGAAACTGCGCGTCACCATTGGCTGGCCGAAGAACATTGCCAATTCTCCATCCTTGAAGGCGCAAATGGGTTGATCGGGAAGAGTGTGGCTGAACGTGGTGGTCACGATGGAAAAGCGGAGGGCTAGCGACGTTCGCCGTCGCATGAGCAAAGTATGCCAGCAAAAGGCCCCCATCAAGGGGGCCGTTAACAAATCGTTACAAAGGCCTGATTGGCTGTCGCAATGCCTGCGTGGCAATACTGAGATTTTTCTGGCATGGCAAAGGCTGCTTCCTCCATTTCGTGGCAATGGCATGGCAAGCGCCCATAGGCTCTAGCTCAGCATGCCTGAATGCGCGATCAAGGAGGATTTGATAGGCTTGGCGCTTTGGCTTGCTCAGAGGCTCTTCGGGCTCCTCGATGTTGGTACGGGCAAAGTCGGCAAGTTCCGTAATGTCATCCAGCTCGTTCGTAGCAATGACAAAATGCCTGCCCTTGGCTTGAGCCTTGCGCCATGCTGGATGAATGGGAGGCTCTTCCATCGCTAACGCCCTCACATCCTCTTGGAGCTGAGGAGGAATGCAAATGTGTACCATGCGAGGCAGTGAATGCTCTTCAACAAATGAGAGCTGGATGTCCATGGTTAGGCGAAACGAAACTGTCCGAAATTAAAGGAGCGTGAACCAATGGTGATTTTGCTTTCACCAAAGCCGTCATACATTGTGCCAAGGAGAAAGCTATTCCTCCATTGAAAACAAAACTGTCCTAGCCGAAGATGACCAGTGGCTTCAGTGCAATGGAAAGAGAAAGTCATAGTTGAGGATCTTCGGGAAGAGGAGGAATCTCCTCGATCATTGCAATCCTTACGTCAGGGCGCATTGCAAGCATAAAGTGTTCAGCTTGTTTTGCCGAAATCGCCCCAAGGGCGATTTTCTTTCCTTCGTAAGTGGTGATTAAATAAGTGCGACAAGAAGATGCCATTACCAACATTCCTCCTCAAGCTCTTCAAGAATGTGCTGACTGAGCGTTTCTTCAAGCATGGGCTTCCATCTGCCGTCGCCTCCAATGCTATTGATTTCTGAGAGGAGGTGGAGAGAATCTGCAATGCGTGTGGCATCCATCAAACATGAGCAAGCCATGCTTGGCTCCTCGCCAATCAACTCTTCAAACATACCAATGTGCAGCTCAAACCATTTGCCCAGGCAGAACAGGGCGATTTGCCTGTAGGTTTCATCGCCGTGCTTCTGGAGCATGGCTTCTATGGAGGCAGCCAATTTTGGCGGAATGCCTACGGTGCCATGGTCTTGCAGACCAGGGGAGATGCTTTTGCTGATGGCTTCACGCTTGCCGTCTTTGGCCGCTATGGCTTGGCGAAGGAATTGATCAACGGAATCAAACTGGTCCAATGCAAGGGAAGCATTTCGCTAATAATGGCGCCTTAAGGCGCCATTGTCAATAATCATCTTCGTTAATTGTTTGTAAAGGCATGGTTTCAGGAAGGGGCTCGCTTTCTGGTTCAGCATCAAAGCTGATGGTCTCAGCGGACGCAAGAAGAGAATTGCCACGCCGTTCTTCCGTAGCCTTCGCTTCCTTCTCCTTTTCAATGGTGGAGGAAAGGTCTTTCAGGAACGTTCGGTAGGAAGTGTCTTGGTTTTCTACGGGCTTGATTTCGTTGAGGCCCAAGAGCTTTGCTTGCTCCACCAAGGAATTCTTGGCCACGTTGAGGAACGAGGCATCGCCGGCACTTTCTTCAATCTTCACCATTTCCTTGCTGCCATCGTCACCGCCGTCCATGATGGTGACTGTCTTCTTGCGCTTACTGGTTTCAAAGCTTGCCAATGCAAGCTCTTTCAGGTCCATTTGCTCCTTGAGGAGACGCGCCCGATGCGTGTCTTGATTCTTGAGAATTTCCTGCGTGTAAAGATCCCTATTGAAATGCCTATCTCCATTGACTGTTTCTTTGCTTAGTTGTAAAACATTTGCAATCTGACGATTGCTCATCTTTGCTGCCAACAATTCTTGCACCATCCATCGCCTTACGCCAAGCATTTCCCTGGTATAAACACCAGGACCGTGTGTGCCGCCCCTGGATTTATGCTCACGAATGGCTTCATACTGCGTGATTGGTACGCCTGCTTTTGTTAAAGCTTTCCTTGCATAAGCCTCTTCTTCTTCAGGCGTGGCAAATTCAATTTCTGGGCGAGGCATTGTTTATCATTTTGCTCCTCGCATTGTAGGCGAAGCTTTTGGCTACACGCTTCTCATGGTGTCTCCTTTCCCATGGAGAGTACGAACAAACAATTCAGTGAAACGTTCCATGCGAGAGGCCGCGACAGTGGCCGGACCATCATCAATTGCTTTCTTGAGCATGCAAAGTTCCTCCCATTCAGCCTCGGACAATGGCGCGATAGTTTCCATAGCTAAGCAAAGGGGCGCACCAAGCGCCCCGTTTCCCCTCGATCAATGATACTGCCAGAAGGCTTTTTCTAACAAATCGTCAAAATCGTTCAGCTTTTTGGGGCAGTACTTTCGGACGAATTCTTCCATTTCTTTGTGGAAGCTATCGACGATTTCTGCATAGGCAGCGTCTAGTCCGCGAGGGTCCATTTCATGCTCAGCTTCACGCTCGTAAGCGAGAGCCATGCAATCCTTGGGGTTGGTGCAGAATTCACGCATTTACCTGCTCCTGCACTGCGAAACCACTATCAATCAATTGCTGGATTTCGTGCAAGCTAGAGCGCCAATGGCGCTCTCCATTATTATCACGGGCCCCATAGAGCGTTCGTGATGCTGGTTGTTGTCCTTTAGCAGGCTTTGAAAAACCGTGATGAACAATAGGCAGAATTTCTGCTCCATTGTGCTCCAACAGAGGGAGTTTATCTACGGGCTTAGGCGGGAGAAGCATTGCGCTGGAAGTTTCCTTTGCAATGTTAAGCGTATTTTGTTCAGTTGAAGGTTTCCTATGCCTTTTGTCTGAACGTTACGCCCTTGGGGGGCTCCACTCTGGCTAGAGCGGCATTGCGGAGGTTTTGGGCATCGTTTGGCTTTGATCGTTGTTGATAGGTGATCTTGGCCTTATGAATGAACGCTCCGCCCTTGGGGGCTACGCTAGCTCTGGCTGGCCATGCCTATGCGCTAAGGAGCCATCGCTGATGGGCTTGCGACACTTGGCTAGACCTGTGGTGAGGGTAAAGGGAGTTTGAGCCAAAATCAAGCAGGCTTGTGCAGCTTCTTGTTCTGGCACAGGGCAAACGGAGACGGATCTGGTCGGCGGCATGATGGCATTGCCCCATCCGATTTTCCCATGGACAAGGAAGCCATCACTGAATGGCTGGTCAATCACAAATACAGCGACCCTCGTCTCATCCCTCAGCTTCACTGCCCGCTCTGTCGTGGATTGCACTATGAACGAAGAATTCAAGGATTACAAAATCGTCAAGCTGCCACCGAATGGTCCGAAGCCTGGTCAGAGCTCC